TCATGCAAACGTAGAATTAAGCAACGGCGCGACGGCGCGAGTCCATCAAGCCATGATCCGCAATTACGATGCTGCGCGCGGCGATCGTCGCGCCTTGGCACAAGCCGCAATTGTTGCATTGCGTTCGCTGTCCACCCTCTTTTGACGCTGGACATATGGACTCGTTTTCAAGCGTCGGCGCGTCGTGCTTCCGAACGCGAAACGTGCGCCATCCGCGAGCGGTTGCGGTCGCAACGTCGGACTCGTTGTCAGCGCTCGCCATGCATAAGTTTTTTAATCCAGCGCCAATACGCCGCCGCCATTGGTGAGTGTAGCCCGTGCGATTCTTTACGTTGCGCGTTGCGGTTTTCCACACGCTGGCGGGAATAGCGGCGGGGTCACCATAACTACCGATGCGAAACGCCAAGCCCGCGAATAGTTTCGGCAATAGCGCGGCGTCAAAGTCGATTCCTGGACTCGCATATCTGCCGCGATGGTATGCGTTCCAAACCGATAGCGGCGCTTGATACACTCGGACATAGCAACGAGTCTTGCCCTTATGAATTGGGCGTAATTTGCAGTCGCCGCAAACGCTGGAATCGTCGCCGGTTTTCAACGCCAAATTGGGGTCTATGTCTTTCCCCATAATGAACGTTTGCACCATCGCGCCGGTCTTACTGTTCCCGCTCGCCGCGCTAATGCGGCAGGCAATAGCAATAATTGGCTTGCCATCAATTCGCGACGGGCCGTCATATAAAACAACGCCGCAATAGTCGTCGCGTTTCAAGGCGACGCGTAATGTTTCAATTTTTTTGATCATTGGCTGACTCCTGTTGTTAGATTAGGAGTCGGATCATATGGGAATAATCCTATACGATCAAACAAAAAAAGAGCCCGCCAGATTAGGCGGGCCAGAGTTTGTGGGGAGTCTTATTATCAAATTGTCTCCCATATTCCAGACGGGAAGTGCCTAGTTTCACCGTGTTGGTCGTCTCCCGTCCAACCGTCGCTGTATTGCCTTGCGTTTTCCAAGAGGACCACTTCGCCGTCACCGGGCGTTGTGTTTTTCAGCTTGATTTTCATCGTGTTGACTCCTGTGTAAGTTTACTCAACAAAAGATGAATGCGAGGGTCAGCAGCCCGATCTACAATAGCCTGTAGCGCCGTCAGCAACTCCGGCGCTGCCGCTGCCAGTCTGGCGTTAGCTTCCGCTTCTTTGGGGTCGATGTCGTAGTCGTGAAACATTGGCCCGGTTGTGAACAACAGCGCTCCCGATCCCTCAGAATGGTTGTCGGCGCGGATGTTGAAGCTTACGGCGTTTGTTGGGCATGGTCCGGCAATCCGCCATGGTCCAAGTGTATGTGTCATCGCTCTCTCCATTTTGAGTTCACCAGAAGCCTACACTACGGGACTTATCCTATACGATCAAACAAAAAATAGCCCGCCACGGTGGCGGGCCGAGTTTACAGGGAGGAGTCAACTCTAGCTCAAGAGATGCCTAGCGACCATACTCAATGCCGGAACCACAAAAACCGCCGCAACAATTCCTTGCGTGACGTTCTGAATAACCAGCTTGCCGCCGCGAATCACCAGCGCCATTATATCGCCAGCGTTGGCATAATTCTTTAGACCGTTGAACCAGATTCGCTTGTCGCCGCGAGTCTTCGCCCTATACGCTGAAATAGTGGTTTCTGTCCCGTCGCTATAGACGCCTTCCAGCGTCACTCTGTCGCCAGCGTTCAACGTGTCATAGTCGAGCACGCCTTCGCGCTTCAGCAATTCACGCAAAGCCGCATTACAATCCTGTATGTGCTTGTTCAAAATGGTTCCCGTTACATGGAACAACGCCGCATCGCCAAACACGTCGGCATTAGCCTGTTCAATCTTGGTTAGTTTTCTCATCGCTCGACTCCTCTCCAATCAATTCGGTCGTGGTTCCATCCTCTTCGTTATAAATCTGGAAAAGCTCAAGACACGACGGATCATATTCCACTGCAACCCTGCGCTTGAATTCGACCCAAGCGCGCTCCCTAAGTTCCTGTTCAAATTTTCCAGATACAGGGGAACCGTCCGGTAGCTGTGGGCCTTCTACCCCTACAAAACTGTCCATCCGAAAGTCATAGCTAACCGTCATTTCGTATCCTCCAGCCAATCCGCTAGCTTTTCGATAATCCGTTGCAACCAATCTTCAAGCCAATCCATCAATCAGACTCCTAAACGTAAGGAAGGAAGCGCGACAACAGATCATCACGGCCCGCGATTAATTCGTCACAGCGGCGACACGTCTCTTCATTCCGAAGATCAAAATTACCAGAACGAAACTGCGCGGCCCAATTTTCAATAAGCGCAAAAACATGGGGCGCAAACAACTGCTGGATCGTTCGGTGTTCTCGATTCATCGCCTCAATAACATCGGCTGTGCTGAAGCGCCGAATTTCGTCGAGAACATTTTGAGGTGATCTGTCGTTCACCTTCTCCGGAATGGGTTGGCTTGAAGGTTGGCCTGAGACTTCCTTGTCCATCAAAGTGTCGAGGTCGCTATGTTTTATGTTTCCTTCCAGCAGTTTCGCATCTGAATAATTTTCATGTCTCTTTGACGCCTTATAATAACAAATAAAGCCGTTATAAATTTTCAAGCCTTCCTCCAGAGTTGGATACGAATGCTCGAAACCTCCAAACCCACCGACAGCATCTTCCTTAAATAAATAGCCTTTATTATTTTTGCTAATCCACACCTCCGGAAAACTCATTACACTGACTCCTTAAATAAATGGGAACATACCCATACTATCTCACACAGGGGCCGTCAATGAAAAAAACGATTCCCAATCGTATGGCTCTTCAAAAACAGCAAATATTTGTATATACTCCCTGTATGGGAGCCTTCTTTACAGTTCTCCTATTTTTAATTCCTCCTCATACCATTCCCATATACTTTCATAGGCATGATCCCAACTGGAAAAATCACCATCCTCTACTGCTTCCGTAGCCTTTTTTTGTACTAAGGCATTATCACTGGACTCGTAGTTCAAATTTAGTGGAAGTTGTTTCATGTCCTTCTTCCATTCTCATTAGTCAATGGGAACATACCCATACTATCTCACAAAGGAGCCGTCAATGAAAAAAACGATTCCCAGTCGTACGGCTCCGCAAAAACAGCCAGAGCCTCCACGGCTGCAAGACCGTCCATACGCAGATCAACAGCATCGGAACCATTAAAAAGACTGATATCCAAAGAAGAGTCGCGCACGACAATAAAACAGTTTGCGCCGGAATGGCGACTAAGCCAGCTAACTTGATGGGGCGACAGATCGAGCTTACCAATTCGTCCCTTTGTGACTTTAAGTTCAAGGAAACTAAACGCGCCGTTTTCTGCACACAACAAGACATCGGGAACTCCAGGGATTGCCCAGCTTTCGAGTCTGGTCGTTTCAATTTTCCGTCCGCTTCTTTTTAACCCGTCGCTTATTATCTTCCACAGTCCCGCTTCCCGATTCTGCAACGCCGCTCTCGGAATCTTGTTCTTTGATTTCGACGGGGGTGATGTCGATAATTGGTTCAAAGTTTGATCGAATTTTTTCGAGTTCACGCTCAACATCCTCTCTGGACATCTGGTCAATGGACCCTGTCCTGATTTCCGATTTGCTCACATATATATCGCCCTGGGCTTGGCCCCGCCTGTACTCCGCCTGTACCGCCGCCGAGTAGGCCCCGTTGTCGAGCGCCAGATCACGAATCTTCTGGAGGTCTCGAACGTGCTTCTTATATCCGACAGCATACATCTCATCGAGTTCGTCGCGGTAGCGCGTAATTTCTGCCACAACATGCGGGCAATGCTTGTGCGACGTGAGTTCAAACGCTCTGGTGTGACAGCTCGAAATTGAGTATCCCGCTCGCCGCGCCGCTTCCCTGAGCGTAATAAGACCGTCATTGCTCACAAGCTCTTTAACGAATTTTTCCTGACGCCGCGTCAATTTACGGTTCGGCCCGCGAATATCGGAATTTTTAACTGGAATCTTTGATTTTGCCAAAATGCCCTCCAAAAGGCTCTTTTTCCTTTATTATCAACGCTGTCCCGCCACTGTCCCACCGGCTCACATTAAGAAACGGCTGTAAAGTGACACGGAAAAGCCCCGTATCAGTTAGCATAAGTTAAAATACCATGGGTCGGTAGGGAAATGAACTGATTTTCACGGGTATGGCGTCCCACGAGCAATATATGGTGGGATCACCCATGGGACAGCAAAAAACCCGAAAAACCCTTATATACGATATGGTTAGTAGATACTGTCCCACCGTCCCACCAATCCCGCCTTAAATTTGGGACTTTTTATTTTTTTAATTTTACAGAATTGACACTATAGTGGGACGGCGGGACAGCTATTTGGACGAACCGTGGGCCGTGGTTTGTGGTTCGTGGTGCTTTATCTAACCTGTGCAGACCTCATACCATTCTTCTGTACCGTCGTCCGCTTTATGGGTCTTGACGTGTGGCTCAAACGGAAACCCGTAGCTGTGACCGATACAGCCTAACAGAGTGTCCCGCATCGCATGGCACTCCGCCGCCAGCAGGTCAGTATACCCGTAACGGCAGAGGTTGAACCCGATGTAAGCGCCGTTAGAAAAGATGTCACGCTTTAGTTTTGCTTCGAGTCCTTCGGGAAATTTCTCCTGGATAATTTTTTCGATATCCTCAAGTTTGTTGATTTCTATTTTGTCCATGGGTTGACTCCTTGGCTGGAGGCCCACGGCTCATCCAAACAGCCGGTCTGATTCACAATGTCCAAGAACGGTGGCTCGGTTTCCGGCGGGGGTCAGAGAGGTGGCCCTAGTCCACTTCGCCTCGCTCGGCGGCTTCTTCTTGTATAAGAATTATCCCATATTCTAGAGGTTGAGTCAAGACTCTTCCTAATCCATTGATTTCATTAACTAATTATTGACGGAATTTCTCGGAAAGTTAAAAATAGAAACAGCAACGGACAAAATGGAATGCCATTTCCACAACACTCGACGGGCGACGTTTGCGAGGCGATTCTCGTTGAGAATTTGCTCCGGCGGGGATGGTACGTTTACCGTCCGGTCAGCGCCTACGGCCCTGTCGATGTCATCGCGATCACGGAGGAGGGGAAGCTTTACCTGTTTGACGCGAAGGCTGACAGGTTCCGTGTCAATCCGGACAGAAAGAAGCGCGACAGGATTCATCGCAAGCGGAGCCTGTTGCAGAAGATCCTGCATGTGCGGATAGCTTACGTGAATGAGAAGACGCGGGGGGTGTGGTTCGTTCCGTCCCTCTAGTGCTCGGCCTTGTTATAGAACCATATCGGTGTTGTTTCCCCCACCCACGAACCCTCGATGTTATACTCGAAGAACTCGACGGCTTCCTCGTCGGTCATGCCGCCCGTATCCATAAGAATTTCCAGAACTTTTGAAACGTCGTAAACCGCGAGCGTGGGCTGTCCACAACGCCGCCCAACCCCTATCAGCGCATCGCCTAGTCCATCAGCAGTGGTGATGTCATCCATTTCTTCCATGTCATCCATCGCTTATCGCCTGACGTTCTTTCCGATTTGCCGCCAGCCCTCTCCCGATGCGGCCACGCAACTCAGCCCATTTGGGTAGGAGAGCAGGATCGTGAAGCTTCCTGTTGTTGACGAAACAAAAATTTCTACCATGCGGGATTTCCCGCCAGCCGCTTCCAGGCCAACAGCGGTCTGCTTTTCGTTGTATTTTTCAGCAAGAAAACGGACCAGTTCGTCCCTTTGGACACAGCCGACCTGTGCTTCCGTAGCC